GTAGCAAAAGCTCCGGCAAATGCCCCCGCCATATTCAGTGCCGAAGATTTAGCTGTATTTATCTGATCCGTCACTTCTGCCAGTGCACGCCGCATTTCACGGGATGCAGCAGCGGACTGCCGGCCTCCGTTCTGCATGGTACGGTAGTAATCCTGCCCCATACGCGAAGCCCGGGAGATCTCTGACTGGAATGACCGGGAATTTGCCGAGATTTTAATAATCAGTTCACGTAATGTCGCCACACTCATTCTCCGGACGAAAAAAACCGCCGAAGCGGTTATGTTGACTCACTGAGACACTATTAAAAGCGCGTTTTCCAGTCCGGCAAATGGATCTGAGACGCCTTCTGTCTGCTCTTGTTCCCACTGAAGAAGCGCATCATTCAGTGGGACTTTGACACCCTGCGCACCGTAAACCGCAGAAACTATCTGGGCAGCCCGGATATCAGCCCGCTCGTCACCCAGCGGGCTGTACCTGTCAAATTCTGCCCACATCATGATTTCTGATGCGGACATTTCCCGGCGTAACTCTGACAATGTGCGCCCCATCCTGAGCGCCAGCATCATCAGAAAACGCATCCCCGGAAGCTCTACTTTTTTTTAACCTCGCCGGCATCACTGATCAGTTCCAGAGACTGCCGAAGAAGCCGCGCATGCACCGGGCCATACACGGCAATCACCTGTTCACGATCATCCTCTGAAAATACAGGTTGCAGTCCGGTATCACACAGAACATCAATGAACAGTTCAACATCTGCCTCCAGATTTCGGCGGGCGCGCTCCGCAACGGATAACGGTGTCTCATCATCTTTTGCTTTAACGATCTCCTGCCAGCGCAACCAGGCTTCTGCAGAAGGTTCCCGTAATACAACCGTTGCCCCTTCCCATTCAGGCACATCAACAGTTTTATGGCGAAACCCCGACATCGTTGCCAGTGCCAGATTGCGGATATTTTTAGTCATCACATCTATCCTCATTAACTGACGGTAACAGTGCAGGAAGTGGAGGTCACCTTGTTAACAGGGCTTGCTGAATCAGAAATCTCGCAGGTATACGCACCGGCATCACCTGATGCTGCTGATGCCTTACTGAATGTTGCCGCCGTCTGTCCGGAAACAGGAGAACTACCTTTCTTCCAGACATAAGAATAAGGCGGCACACCACCGGCAGCCTCAACCACCATTTCGAGTTTCGCTCCGGCAGAAACCTGCAGCGTGCTGTTTAAATCGACCTTCACTTTCAGCGGCTCTGTCGTCAGCACAGGTTTACCTTTCAGGCGCAGGGAAAACGTTGCAGCCACAACACCATTAGTTCCTGCAGACCAGGTATGCTGACGCACCTCTGCCATAAAGGTAAATCCGTTGCCTGACGGAAAAATAACTTTAAAGCCATACGTGGTGTCATTGTCATAGGCACTGCGCAACGCGTTCTGGGCAGCATTGAGGTAAAAGTTGCCTGACATGGAAATCTCTGACGCGGCACCAAGGCCGTTAATATTTTCCTGCTCAACAGAACACAGCGTGGTGACATCAATATCCTGCTTTTGTCCTGCGGTAAACTGCACCTCTTTGATTGTACAGCTCAGGCCAAGATAGCTGGCAGAATCCAGGGTTTCTGCTGTTACCGGTGCAGACGAAATCATAATTTTCGTCAGTTGCGAACGCTCAAAATTAGAGGACATACTCGTCTCCTGAAAATAAAAAACCCGCCAGCGGCGGGTGGGTAAAATCATTAACGACCTCAGGCTATTACCTGAAATTCAAGCGTGGCTCTGCTCAGACGGGAATCAGGATCATAACCCTGAGTTTTAGAAATAACGGAGGGTGCAAGTTGCCTTACCGCATCAAGCGCCTGCTCACGGATATCATCTGCGTCATCAGGTACTGTTGCCCAGACATCGATCTGCACGGTAATTCTGGATTCAGCCTGACCATCAAGCACATCAGACGCCGTGTCAGACACCACAGAAAACACCAGCCACGGCGGAGATACCGCAGGCTTTCCCTCCGTCAGCGGGACCACATAAGGATAAACCTGTCCTCCGGCCAGTTGAGACAGCAGGGAATACAGTGTGGCTTCCCTCATTTACTTAAGACCTCATCAATAGCCTGATTCATTCGCTGTATGGCAATCTGTGCTGCCAGTTCCTCTGTCGTATCGAAAGCCGGGCGAATGAACGGATGCGCGGGCATGTTTATCGTTCCCAGCTCCACAAAGCGCCAGTAAAACGCATTTCGGGGATCGCTGGCTTTCATGCTGTTATCACTGTTTCCGGTTCGCAGGTTCCGTCCGCGAATGTGGACACCCGAGATAATTTCCCCCCGACGCTTTGAACGCTGCGTGAGAACAACCACATTTTTCTTCAGTTTCCCGGTTCGCTCCGGCGCACGTTCAACAACTGCATCCCGCATAACTTCAGCACCGGCACGGGTGGCATCGCGCAGAACCTTATTGTTTTCTGCCCTGCTGAGCGTCTCCAGATCCCGTGCAATATCCGCCAGACCTGAAAAATCAAGACTGAAATCCATCACACATTCCCCTTCAGACTGCAGAGCATTTCAAGCCGGGTGGCGCGTGCATCCGGTATTGGTGGCCCTTCTATACCAAGAGTGACCCCTTTAAATGCACCGGTCAGCACTTTCAGACGTGAAGTCGCTGTCACATCGCGCCGAAATCGCATCCAGACTCTGACCGTAGCCTGAGCGGTTTCTGCACCTCCTGATATTCTCTCCCTCCCGCTGATCCCCTTAACTTCTGCCCATACGGTTGCCCCCTCCGTCATTGTCTCCACCGGATGCCCTGACGGAGAACGGACGGTGGTGACATTCAGAATAGTTACGCGATCACGTAATCTGCCCGCCTGCATGGTTCCTCCTACAAAGGAATAAAACGATAAGGCTCCAGCAGAGAAGAAAAACCAAACGGAACTGGTGCCTTGCTGACATCTGAGGAATTTTCCCGGTTTTCGTACCAGTGTCCGACCAGCAACATGAGCGCCAGCAAAACATCATCAGCTATAAGCACCCCGTCAGGATCACCTTCCGGCACCGTCTCCTCATAAAGCTTACGGTTGATAAAATTTTCTGCCTTGCGGCAGGCAGCCCGGAAATACAGCATCAGTAACTCATCATCAGTTGCATCATCTGTATCAATACGGCACTGCGCCCTGAGTTTTTCCACTATTGCTGCCATCAGAAACTCCTGCCCGCAACACTGTGCGGGCATAAAAAACCGCATTACGCAGCGGCTTTCTGGCGGGTTGCGGCCCCAATTTTCATCAGCTTAATCGCCTGAGAATCCACCAGCATACCGCCGGTTCGCTTGGTGGTGTAAAAACCCACAAACGGTTTATTGGTGTACGGATCGCGCAGGATACGGGTACCGATGCGATCAACGATGGTATAGCCACGTTTGAAGTTACCAAACGCAATGGCTTTTGCATCGGCAGCAATATCCGGCATCTGTTCATTCTCAACGATGCCATACCCTGCCAGAGAAGAAGGCTGACCCAGCTCAATACCCGGACGCCACAGATAATTTCCGTCGTTATCCTTCAGCAGACGAATGGCAAACAGGCTGCTGTTGTTCATCATAAACTTCGCGCCGCTGCGGTGCGCCTTGCGCAGGGTGTAAATCAGTTTAATGATCGCATCGGCAGTCACGCCGGAAGCCGCACCGGAAGCAATGTGCTGAAGTTTGCCAAACGCACGGGTCTTGTCATCTTCATCGGTGGACTCGTAAGCCAGAAAACCTTTTGGTTTTTTGCTGCCGTCGCCACTGGTAAAGGCAATTTCTTCCTGCTCGGCAAATTCCAGCGCCAGCTCACTGTTGATCCAGTCTTCCACATTGAAGAAAGCATCATCGAGCATTTTCTGGGTGGCCTGCGGGTTGCCGTAGATTTCCCCCATAAAGGGTTCAATCAGACCCAGTTTTGAGGTGGCGGTTTCCGGACGAGCATCCGTTTCCCCCACCCATCCGGACGTTGTGCCGCCCAGATTCACCAGTTTTTTATAATCCGAGCCACCGAGGGTGATCACAGTGGCTTCCTGGCGCATCACCACCTCATCTTTCAGTAGCGTCAGGATGGTACGATCCAGTTCTTCCGGAATGGCATAACCACCATCTTCATCATTACCTACCTGAAGCGCCTTACGTTCAAGTTCACGCAGACCGTCTTCACGCCCCTTGCGCATAAATCCGATAAACGCTTCTTTGTGTTCACCGGCAACTTTATTTTGCGTGCCGCCTGCCGGACGCTTGATGTCTGCCAGCTCTTTTTCCAGGTCGCTTTTCAGGTTCTCCAGCTCGCTGATTTGCCCGTTCAGGCTTTCCACCTGTTCGGCCAGCTTGCCTTTTTCCTGTTCGATCGCGTCAATGCGCTTGTCGTTTTTTGCCTTAAAATCGTCAAACTTCTGCTGCAAATCCTGCGCGACCTGTTCAACGTCTTTAATATCAACAGCCATTATTTACTCCTGATTAAAATTTAAGATTTTTCAGTGCATTCAGTGCGGCATCCACATCCTCAGCATCACGCAGGGATAAAGCGCCATATCCCCCGGCCATGAATGCTTTGGCCTGGGTTCGCGAGAGTCCAACATCGCGCAGGACCCGCTCAATAATTTTCTGATCAGGGATCTCCCCACGCGCCAGCGCATTTTTCACATCGCTGATGCGTGCTTCATCATTGGAAGGAAACGTCACCAGACTGACCTCCCACAGGTCGATCTCTTTCAGCAGGAATACCCCTTTTTCCCGGTCGTACTCCCAGTCTTTCAGGATGTAGCCAATAGAAAGGCCGGTTAAAGAACCGGCCTTCATATGGGCATGTGCACGTTTTGCCAGGGGATCATCATCAATGAGTAATCGTCCCCTGACATAAAGCCCGACATCATCTTCTTTCATTTCGGTGTACACACCGATGGGCTCATCCATGCGGTGCTGCCAGAGCAACGCAGGCAGCGCCTTTTTTTCGCTCCATTTCTGGAGTGTTGTGGTAAAGGCTCCGGGGACCACCACATCATCGTGGCTGTCCTTAACACCAAAAACAGAACCGTAACCTTCAAATTCCCCGGAATCACTGACGGATTTCAGGTTCAGCGGTATATCAAGACGCTGTTTTGTCTGCATCTCCACTCTCCTTTTTCTTACCGTTGTCATCGCCAGCAGAGGGACTGGTGGTCATGTTCATCGGTGTCAGATACACATCACCGCCCGGTCGGGGATTCATATCTTCCAGATCACGGCAGTCATTAGGGGAATAAATCCCCCAGTTGATCCCCGTGGCATACGCTTCAAAGCGGGATTTCATGTCGCCACGCAACAATGCTCCGGCATTAAACTTGGCGTAAAATTTTCCCTGCTTGCTCTCCCTGACCAGCCCTGTATTGATCCGCTGCTCAATACGGGTCAGATACGGCACAAGGGAATAGTTAATGAAACCAAGCCCCAGCTCTTCAATATTGTTGAAGGTGGCGCGATCGGTGTTCTGCACCATATGCAGCGGCACGCGGAACAGGCGACAGATTTCTTCCAGCTGAAACTTGCGGGTTTCCAGGAACTGGCTGTCCTCGGCATTCAGTGCCACCGTTTTCCAGTCCAGCCCCATTTCCAGAATCATCGGACGATGAGAGTTTCCCAGCCCGACATGCCGTTCCTCAAAATCCTTTTTGATACGCGCATAAGCCTGGTCAGAAAGTTGTTGATCCGTACGCAACACACCGGATGTTACCGCGCCATTGCCAAACAATCTGGCACCATGCTCCTCGGTTGCCGCTGCCAGTGAAATGGCCTCGCGCGCATATGCAATGGGATTCAGACCGACAAGTCCATCCAGCGTCAGGGTACGCACATGCCAGATTTCATTCTGGGTCAGCACATCCACGGAACCATCCGGAAACGTCACCTGATAAACCGGCTGCCACTGGCTGTTCAGCTTCGGTTCCACACAGCCCGGATCTATCGGAAGAAGCTCCACCACTTCCCCCAGTGCCTTTACCTTGTAGGCGTAAAAATTACCCCGCAGACACAGGCAGACGATAACCAGTTCCCAGAATTCCTGCGGCGTCATGTAGCCATTGGGTTTTGCCGAAATCAGCTTATGCAGCCGTTCATCCACCGCCCGTGTTTTAAGGGTGCCGCTGATTTTGTAGAGACTGCAGGGCAGCATACCAACAGACTCAGCCAGCACCCTGACGCAGGAATAGACCGCCGTCAGCCGCATGGCCCGCTGGCTGCTGATCCGCTTTCCGGTATAGGTGTCGTATGACAACCCCAGCTCTTCCGCAAGCATCCCGGGCGTTGTGACGGGGGTGTTATTTTTGCGTTGAAAAAGCCCCTGGAAAAACATTACTCACCTCCAGAGGCGACCCGGTGACCGCGATCGAGATAACGCGCAACCAGCCACGACCAGCACAGACACAGCGCCCCGGCAACAACAAAACCTGCCGGGGGATAAATCAGCCAGGCGCCATACGCCAGCAAAAGCGCCCCCAGCACGCCCACCAGTGGCGTGAGAATTATCAGAAACATAATGCCCTCGGTTAAAGCGAGCGAATACCAACGCTGACCAGATGCTCAGACAGATCCGGCTCCGGTTCACCGCCATTGACCAGCATCCGGCTCATTGCTGTAAACATCGCAACAGGACCGTCGATTTTGGCTTCAGGCGTGGATTTGTTCGGGAAGATATTGTCGTTTTTGTCCGGTTTTACCGTAACGTTAGACATCATCCAGTTCATGACCGGGTGATTGCTGTGGTGAAAACGCCCGGCATAGACCAGTGATTCCGTTTCCTTCATAGCCTCTGACAGATTGCGGACCGTCTGCGGAACTTCCACCAGCGGTATCCCTTCTTCAGCCAGAGCCAGACTGAACTGCATTGCACTCCACGGGTCAAATCCCAGCTCCCTCAGGTTTTCACCACCAATCCATTCCAGTAAGTCACTTTTTATCTGAGCATGATCGATAACATCACCATCCGTCAGGATGAGCTTATCCATCTCCGCCCATTTCCGGTAAAGTTCTGCCTGCTGCCGCGAGCACCGCTCCAGCCGTCCTTCCGGGAGCCAGAATTTAAAATCAGCATGAACATGTCCGTTATCGGTTCGCCAGAGTTTTGCCGCCGCACAGATATCAATCTTATGAGCAAGGTCTACACCGACCCACATGGGATATGTTTTCAGCTCATGCTGTGGAGCAATGTATTCGCACTTCTCCCACTTAATCATGTCCATCCAGGCAGATTCGGCAGTGACCCACACATTCATGTGTTTCGTGAAAAAATTCACCCGCGCAGAAACCTGCTCCTTCGCTTTTTTCGCCAGACGACGCAAATCATCCCAGCGTTTACAGATGCCCAGGCCGGGATTCGCTTTCTGCCAGACCGTTTCATCAAACGGATCATCTCCCTCATCGAGCGTGTAAATGATCGCAAAGTAAGAGTCGTCTTTTACCGCGCCCTCCACGTCACTGTTATAGCCACGCAATACCTTGATGGCGTAATCGCGTTGCTCGTAACAAATCCCTTCCTTGTTAAAGCCAGCCGTGGTGATACCAAATAACAGGGACTGCAGACGGGCACCAGTTGCCGTTTCCAGAACGTCCCACACGTCGCGGGTTTTATGTGCATGCAGCTCATCAATAATGGCGCAGTGGATGTTCAGACCATCCAGGTTGTTTGCATCCGAAGAAAGCGGTTCAAATTTTGATGCGCTCTGCTCCTGGTAAATCGCCAGCTTGTTGAAATCAAACAATCGCCCGAGTGTCGACCGGGCTTTTCTGACCATATTTTTGGCGTCTTCAAACACGATTCTGGCCTGGTCACGCGTGGTTGCGGCTGAATACACCTCAGCCCCGCCTTCACCATCTGCCCCCGTCATATACAGACCGATACCCGATGACAGGGTTGATTTTGCGTTTTTACGGGCGACTTCGTTGTACGCCGTCCGGAACCGGCGCACCATCACCGGACGTCCGCTGCCATCGCTGCGCATAACAACTTCCCTGGTCTCTTCATTGACCAGCGGAATGACAAAACCAAAAATATTAATGAGAATAAATACATGCCAGTCCATCAGTTCAATGGGCTGGCCTGCCAGCGCCCCTTTTACATGGGGCACAAATTTGTAGAAATTCAGGATGTGCTGCGCACGGGGTTCACTGAAATAAATCCCCCGCTCTTCGCCGTACTTCAGATCATCAAGAAAACGCTGGCAGGCCAGACGGACAAATTCGCCAGCGACAATTTCTCCTGCAACAACACGTTCGGCGTAGCGGATCCCGTCAGCCACTTTTGCCATCAGTCTCTCGCTTTTAAAAGTTCCGCCAGCGGATCAACATCATCCGGTCCGGCGGTATTTACTTTCGCCCGGCTTGCCGGTGACATACCAAACTCTGCAAGCATCGCCCGGATCCGCTTCCAGGCATCCGCTTTCATCGCAGCAGCCGGGTGTGCCTTAATCAGCACATCACCGTTCTGCGTTTCCGTGCGGTAGGTATAACCCTCAACATCGAGTATTTCGCAGTGATGCCGGTATTCGGTGTAGGCTTCCACCAGCAACTCGAGTGCACGCGCATCAAGCTGAGAAATGATCCCTTCCGCATTCAGTTCTTCCGCCATTCGCCTGAACCAGTACTTCCCCTGCGCCCCTAAATGTTGCGGAATTTTAGGGAGACCTTTTTCGTCCTTTTTAGCGGTTTTTTTGGGGTCTTTAACGGGGCGCTTTGATGGGTTGCCTCGTATCAAATGCAGGCGTGGCGGGGTTTTCGGGGGTCCTGACATAATCGGTTTTACCTATCAATCGTTTGATCGCATTCCCAAAAAAAAGTTTTCGAACCTGCGGCGATGCGAGGAAAGGTCAGGCGGCGGTACTGAGCAGCCAGGGCTGCAGGGATTTTACCCGCCCCTCCCCACAAGTGAGAATAATTATCACCTGATTCGTTCGCGCGCTGTTTTCGCTTTGTGGCAGGGCCAGCACAGACTCTGCAGGTTGCTGTCTGCATCTGTTCCGCCATGTGCTTTCGGGATGATGTGGTCGACAGTTTTCGCCTCGCGCACCACACCGACACGCAGACACAACTGACACAGACCTTTATCGCGCTTCAGAATACGGGCTCGAATCACCGTCCATTTTGAGCCATAGCCACGCTGGTGGCGGCTCAGTCCGCGCTGGTGCTGCACCCAGCCTTCACCCCGATGTTTATCGCAGTAGCCAGAGCTGTCTGTTGTCGTGCCTGCGCAACCTCGCTTACGGCATGCGCGGGGGATTCGTGATGGCATTGGAATCTCCTTAATACCGGCATTATCGCAGCCCCTCACTGAAGGGCTGCTGTAATGCCTGTTACTCAGTAACTACCGCACCTTACGGTAATTTCATGAAGGCAAATACCGGACAGCCCGGATGACGAGCATCTTCTGTTGCTTCCAGCATTGATTCACCAAACCACTCCGTCGTGGCACGACCATCAGCAGCTTTGTAGTGGAGCAAGTACTGGTTTTCGCCATCTGCATACTGAGCGCGAGCTTTAACCTCACCCCATTCATCACTGATGCATACTTCCACCAGTTGTGACAGTTCAAACTTAAACGGAATAGACGCGACACCAACTAAAATCGGTTTGTTTTCTGTTTTTCCCATCATCGTCTCCTGATATCGAAGCCCGTCGCCGCACCTGGCGCTGATCAACATTTGAGTATTCGCGGCGAAAGAAAGAATTTATTTTATTGAATGACCGCAAACACAGAATTTCATGCTTTCCGGGCGCTGACGCATCCTTCATTTTTCAGCAAAATATTCTGCTCTTACGGGCGATCAGTTCTGCAGACACTGCCGAACACCGTCAACAATTTCGCAGACCTGAGAAGCCGTATCGAAAAGCTGGCGCGCCTTATCCAGGCTGACGCATCCCACCAATAAAAAAGGCACCAGTATCGCTACCAGTGCCCATTTCGCCGCCGTTCGCGGCATTCTGTGTGTCCAGTGTTTTCTGCTCATAACACACCTGGTTATCAGCGTTTCAACTGAAAGTGAGGCCCGTCTTTCAGCGTTTTCCAGTCCCCGCCCCATTCGATGGCAGTTCCCAGCTCTGCGGCAGCCTGCTTAAATGCCTGCACGATTTTCTCGTACAGAGGCCAGTCCCATGACACCTGGCTGCCAATGTAGGCCACAACATCCACCGCATCACCGGTCAGGTGGCGGCTGTTCATGGTCTGGCTTTTCCCTTCCGCGACCAGCTGTTTCTGGCGTTCTTTCGTGCGCAGCCCTTC